GAGACCTTTTTTGGTTTTAACTTGTAATTTGTATTTGTTAAATATTCCTAATATTTTAAGCATTACATCAGGTTCATTTTCATCATAATCAAATAAAAACGAATCGTAAACATATAACACGAGTTTAGTATTTTTCCCTCGCAATATCTTAAATATATCCCACAATATATTAACGTTATTTGCGGTCTCCAAGTTTTGTAACACATAATTTAACAACTTTTGCGGATTCATATTTTCCAGTTCTTTTTGATAGAACTCATGTCCTGAAATTGGGCATTTAATATATCCCCCATAATTAAATGTTTCCCACAAGTCGTCCGTATATGCTACTACTTTTTTAAAGAAGGGAAGTTCCCTATACTCTTTCCAAACTCCACCATAAAGTTGCTTAAACGTAATTTCTTTCGCTTTGGCGTAATCCACATTATACATTGTAGCGAAACTCCCATGAATATCAGAACTATCGAAAGTATAGTCAAGTAGGTTAGCAAGAAGGGTAGGGTGATAAGCAGAAATATCCATTTCAATAAACGCATCGTTGTGCGGTATAAAACATTTTCTCTCTCCATTGTCTTTGTTTAATGCTGAAAAATTTATATTGTTAAAAGTATTTGAGGGTCTTGTTGTTAATGTGTTTAAGTTATAGTGCGTGTATATAAACTCGTTTGCTTCTTTGTCAAAGTACTGTTCAAATAACACTTGATCTACTTTTATACCCGCTCGTTCTAGTTGATTAAACACCAATGCTGCTTTATTGTAAAACGAGTTAAATCTTATTTTTTCGTAGTTTGCATAGTTTTGCTCACATACCTCATAGTGTTTTACAATCGGTACAATTGTGTTTAGATTTTGTATCTCCGGATACCTGTTGTATAGCTGTGTGTGAGCTTGTGTTGGTTGAGGTATATACGTATGGGGGGAGGGTGAGGGTTGGTAGCAATGCTTAAGAGCAAAATAATGTAAAAACTCTTTTCTATCCCTTACATATATTTTTTCTATACTGTTTAAAACTTTTAAACAATCCTCTATTGTTGCATTTATTGTTTCGCTATGGTTTATTGGAATAATGTATCCTTTTGTATCATTTTTTGGGCGGATGTATAAAGCACACACACCGTTTTCAACAGCATGTAAGTTATGTGAGTTGGGTATTACCTCAACATAAGCAATTTCATGTTTTAAACTTGCGAGTAATTCAATATGTTTAGGATCTTCTATCAGCCAGTACATGCTTTGAAGATACTAACTTATTTTTAAGACTCCAAGTAATATTTTAAGAAATCACCTTTAAAGTATTGAGAAAATCCGTACCATTTTTGAGTGCGTTCTGCGATTTCAACTAATCCTTTATTTGCCTTAGCTACTGTATCTTTATTACCTGTAAGAGACCACATTATATAAAGTGATGAATAAAGGTCCCAAGATATTGAAATATTTTGAGTAGAAAGTAAATCATAAGTATTTTTACTTATTTCAAAATAAGTAGTTTCATTATTTTTTTTACAAAAATATCTTTGAAATGTTCCTAACTGGTAGTCTTTTTGAGTTGGAAGAGTAACTGAGGGGGTTGGTAGGGTTCTTGGTTGTAAAGGATTTGTTTGAGTATAACTTTTAGTAAGAGCATCATTAGGGTAACTTACTTCTTGAATAACTCCATTAGGTAAAATTTTTTGATAAGTTAATGTTGAATTATAATATGTAAAAGGTTCAAGTCCAGGGGAAGTTGGTGAGGTTCTAGGAAAATCATTTAAATCTTTTACTATATCTAAAAGAAGAATATTTAATCCATCTTGTGGAGTTTTTCCTGTATATTTTTTTCCATTTGAAACTCTATAATAATATCCAGTATATGCTTCCCTTGTGGTAGATAAAATATATTCATCACCATTAGTATATAAATTAGATTTTATTTGGGATAGCGGATAATATGGCATATTACTAAATATTAGAAGTCAGGGTCTATAGTTTTATCTTTAACTCTTTTATTGTATGCTGATTTAAAGGTTACATCATCTCCTCCAGTTCTAGTTCTGGTATAAAGTTGAGTAAGGTATTTGTTAAATTGTTCTCGATCATTATCTGTTAATTTATTTAATAAATTTTGTTGTTCAGATTTTTTCATCCAATTTTTAACTGCTTCTACAGCCCCTTCTTCATCATCATTACCTCCTTTATAATTATAAAACAAGTATTTTCCATTTGAACCATATTTATCTTTTAATTTCCAAATTAAAGCTAAACGATATGTTAATGAATTAAATGCATTTGCAGATTTTTCTTGAAGTTCTTCAAATGTAGGTTGTTTAGCTGGGGCATCTTTGGTATTTCCACCATCACCAGAAGGTAATCCTGAAGGGGGTGAAGTTGCATAATCTGTATCTTTATTAAAAGGATCAACTACTTTACAAAAACCAATTACTTGTTTCCAATCGTATTTCTTTGAATAATATTTAGTTTCTCCACCATTTCGAGCATCTCCTGCTCCTGTGTTTCCTCCAATAGCTGAAAAACCAGTTAGTTTTCCATCAGTAATAAAGGGTTTAACTACTAAATCTACGTGGCCATAACTGTAAACGGCTATATCTCCTGGTTCAGGGAGAGATTTTCCAGTAATAGCATCTTGTAAAGTAATAAACTTTTTAAGTTTTTGAAAGTTAACTTTAGCAAATGATACACCCGCAGTTATAGCACCTCCTGCAGAAAGATAATTATTCCAAATATCTTTATATTCAGTTGCATATTGAGTAGGAGGATCAACATATGCATTTCCAGCAGTATATGCTTCTCTCCAAACAACTTGACAAAACCAAGCACACCAAGGTTCAGGTGGAGTCCAGTTACCATATTGTAATTTAGGATTTGCGTTTGCAAATTTTGCTTGATAATCAGGATCCCACCATCCTGGGTTTTGAGAATAGGTTTTTTTATTTCCGTGAATATTTTGTCCTGGATTTTCAATTTCAAATTGGCCTACATATGAAGCTGCAATTCTTACTATTCGGGATCTAATTATACCTCCTGTTACAGAACTACCAGCTCCAGAATCTTCAACAAGTTGTTCAATAGTTTTAGCAGAAAGTGCATCTCTACTTAAATTAGCAACAGGTGCATCTTTTCCTGCTGTTCCAAGAGTTTTTGATCCTACACCCCCAATAGTAGTTGCTGCAAATCCTGCTCCACTAGATATCGCTGCTGCTAATGCTTCAGGAGAAGTATTAGCTAATCTTACAGGAGGGGTATATTGTTGGTTTTCATTATTAGAAACCTTACTTGAATTTTCACCTTCTTTTCTTATTAAATCAACTTCATTTTTTATTTGATTATAGGATAAAAAAGGTTTTCCATCTTCATCTGAATTATTAGCTATAACTACGGTTTCAATTGAAGTTTCCCATTTACCATCAGCAATTTTGTGATTAACTCCTTTTACAATAAATTTTAATGCTTCAGGATAATTTGAAGGTAAAAAACGAGTTGAAACATTTAAGTAATTATATATTTTTATTCCAGAAATACCTTCTAATGTTAACCCTAAACTAATAGGAATAAAACCAGAAAATGGGGAAGAATATTGGGCATATTTTTGTTGAATAGCTGATTGGCAATATTTATAAAACTCATTAACTAACGTAATGTTTTTATCTATAATTTCATAACTAAGAGCACAACTATCAGAAGTAGAAACATCATTTACAATATCTTGAGGGGGGGTTACACCAAAAGGATGAAATCTTCTAATCCAAAATTCTTCATAATATATTTGGGGAGGTTCTTTTTCAATTTCTTGACTTTTATCTTTAGTGATTGCTGGAGGGATATATTGGGTTTTAAAACGATCGACTAATCCTTTATTCCATTTTGAAAACATTGTATTTTCTGTTCCTTTAACATAACCACCAGCAGTTGAACCTACAGAGGCCATTGTAGCAAAATCATTTGTGATTTCTGTTTTTATGTTAAAATCATAAACAAAATTAGAAGTATCTCCATTATAACCATATAGTTCTAAAACATACTTATCTTTTTTTATAGAAGAATAACTAGCATCTAATATATTAATAATACCCGTATCTTCATCTACCGTTGGTTCTAAATTATTAACACCACCTAAAGCTTTGTTTAATTCACTACATATACTTTCTAAAAATTCATATAAAGAAATATTTCCTCTTTCATCTTGTTTTTCGTTAACAATTCTACTTATAAAATTACAATTTAAATAAATATTCATTGTTTTTCCATAAGCTGTACCTTTATCTTCATCAACTACTTTCCACTTTGGAAGTTTTGTATAATACTGTTTTTTACTTATATCTTCTTCTGATTTAACAATACATACTCTAGGATCTAAAGAAACCTGATAAGGAAAAACATACATTTTGTTTGTCTGAGTATTGGTATTGATTTGAATTATAGGGTCATTAGAGTTTTTTATTTTTGGGATTGCATTACTTTGAACAAAATCAAGTAAATGGCCAAATCTTATATAAAGACCATCTTCATTTAATAAATCTTCATCATCAGTTAATGTATTATATGAACAATATAAAAAATCTTTTTTATCTTGATCTGAATCAAAGTCGAATTTAAATCGTTCTGCTATAAGGATTAATCCTGATTCTTCATCTTTATCATATGAATAAAAGGTTCCATATTTATTTTCAGGTATATCTCCAAATCCTCCTTCAAAAAATTCTTTATCATTTCCTAATTCTTCTAAAATAGAATTTAACTCATCTTTGTTTTCATAGTTTTCATAACGAGTGTTAAAGGTAGTAAGAGGTTTTGATTTTGATGAAGGTTTTACAAATTTAGTAGGTACGGGAAGAGGTTCTTCTCCATTTCCATAATAGCTTTTACATTCATCAGCTGTAAAGTAATCTGGATTTAGGCCTTCTTCAGTAAGAAATATTTTTTGAAAGAAAAAATAAGCAGTTATTACATTTCCTGCAGGGGAAGGAGGAATATTAGTTTCTGAAGATTCATCATCGTCACTATATAAACGATAAGAAACATCAATAAATTGAGACATTTCTAGTGGGGGAACTAAATTAATTTTAAGAGACTCAATAACGTCTCCTAAACTAATTAAATTTAATTGAATATCATAGTTACCGTTTTGATCAAATGTCCAACTAAAATTAGTTACTTTACATAATAAACCATCATAATTACCATTTTTACCTTTTCTATAACTTTCTATATTTGAAAGAAAACGAGAATATGGTTGACTATTCCATGTACTTGAAAAGAATCCATTTTCATTCTCAATTAAAGTAGTATAATCATGTTGGATATTTCCATTATTATCTAAATAAGGAGCCCAACCCCATTCTAAAAACATTGTATATCCTATTCTAAGATATAAAGTATCAATAATTTTAAATTGTTCAGGACTATAACATTTAATGTTAACTGTTGCTTTCTTGATAGAACCTCTGTTTTCACATTTTATAGATGCATCTACAATACCAGGCATTGGGACTAAACCAAATTCTCCAGTTGTTTCATTATTATCTAGAGTAGCACTTATATTGTATGTTCCTTTGTAATAATCCCATATATTATTAGAACCATCATTATATGTTCCTCTTTGTTTAAGATAAGCACTAGTCCATTCAGATATTCCTCCAAATAAAACATATTTTTTAGCTAAATTATCCCATTCTTTTAGATCTTCTCTAATGTTGCTAGTATATTTTTTTGAATCAATAGCAATTCCAGAAGCTAGTTTTACCCAGGCTGTTTTAGAGTTTAAATAAGATAATTGTTCAGGAGTACGATTCCCATCTACTCCAGAACCATGTGCTTTTTGTCTTTGAGTAATTTGGTTTTGTACATACTTTTTTAAAGGTTCCCCTATAATATTAGGCATAACAATTATATTGTTTTATTCAATGTTTCATATTTAGCTAATATACTAGAAATCCTAGTTGCAGCTGGTATTCTAATTTGGCTCCCAATATTTGGATAAATTGAATCAGGAATTGTATTATTTAAATTACATAATGCAATAATCCACCATAATGAAGAATCTCCATAATATGATTGAGCTAATAGATCATATCTATCACCTTTAGTAGTATACACATAGATATCTTGAGGTCCACGGGGAATTTCAGGATATTTAACCTTTACATACCTTCTGTTAGTATTTTCAGGTGTTGATATGATTGGTATTTGAGTATATCTAGCCATTAGTATCTGCGGTTTGTGCTATATATTTGTGTGGTGTATTGAAGTATGATTCAGGTCTAAAGTTATGAATAACATTAAATTTAAGACCAGTTACTTTAATATAAAAAGGAAGTTGCATTCCTGGTTCAACCCCCCAAGGAGATTCATCATCTGGGGTGTAGGATAATCCTGTTAATACGCCCCATTGATTAACTAAATAATTTCCTAAAGTAATTTGATGTAAATTACCAGCCATATAACCAGCACTGGTATATGTTGGAGCTAAAGAAGCAGCTAAAGTATTTAACTGTTCATACATTATAGAATGATTATTTTCACTATCTGCAATAATTGTAAAACTTAGATTAATGCTTCTGTCAAAACCTGTATAGCGATAAAATTTTTCAGCTCTACCCATATATGTTTGACTAGTCCAATCAGCTGAATAGTCATCTGAAAAGTCATCTATATAGGCTCTAAAATTTAATGGAGTTGATTTTGAATTTGGGGCTAATGGGTTTACTATATTAATTCTAAAAGGAATTATATCATTCCCATTATTAATAGGAGCAGAAGTACGTTTTTGTGAATTTGAACCGTAATATATTTTATCAATTAATTTTGCATTAGCACCAATGTAATCTGAAGAATCAGTTATTTTGTCGTAATTAGTAAATTCACCTTCAGGAGCATCGTTAAATCCTCTAATTTTACGGGAAGTTTTTCTAAAGTCAGGAGCTATACCTCTAGGGTATTGGTTTAATACATAAGAAAGTTTTCCTTGTGGGTCATAATAGTAACCACTA